GGACTATACACAGACCTTCCTACTGTTAATGAGATTGGAGAAACTATTAACGAATATCTAGATAACTTGATTGAGACAGGTGACATGCCTTTGACTCAAGGAGAGTATGATCTTCGTTTTAGAAATGAGAAGTATAATGCACAAGGTCAAACAGATTTAGAAAGATTTCCTGAGTTAGAGAAGTTTGTTGAATTTATTAACAAGAACTCTTCCACAAGTATGTGGAGTCAGATTACTCAATCTCTAAAAGAAATAGATGCTACTCTTAGAAATACTGGAAGACTGCAGGAGCGTTTTAGTGACATTAATGCTGTAGATGCTAAGACTATCTTAGCTAATACAATAAGTTATCTTAACTCAGCGTTTTCTACGCTTAAGACTGTACAAGATCAATTAGAGTTATACAGAGATAACATATCAGAGTTTGAAGACTTTGCTATCATTAAAACTTTTAACTACGCAAAGAACTTAAGTGGAGTAATCAAACAACAGATAGATGTGTTTGAATCTGAGCTTAATCAACTCTTTGATGTATCAGAAATAGCTGACTTACAAGAAAGAGCTACTACTACAGAAGCTTTAGAAAAAGCTATTCCTGATTTCCAAACAGTAATAAGCGAACTAAGAGATTCATTGACTAAGTCACGTAGTTTAGCAAACTCTATTGAAAGCGACTACAACAACTATGTGTTAGCACCTATTGCAAGAGAGCTAGCTAGTTCTTTTGGAGAATCTGCTACAGCAGAAGGTAAGAAGCAAACACAACAGATGATCAATGCTTTGACTGTTGCTAGAGATAAAGCAAGAACACAAGGTAAAACTAAACTAGCAGAAGCTTTAACTCAGGAGATAAAAGACTTACAACAACTACAATCTTTTATACCTACTGCAAAGAATATCGAAGCTTTACTAAAGAACGATAGGAAGTTAGGAAAAGAAACAAGTGTCTTAGGGATGTGGATTAATAATGCTGTACAAGGAAAAAACCCTACAGTACAGATTATTAAACAGTTCATAGATAAAGCTACTGCAGAAGCTTCTAATAACTCAGGTAAGTTTAGTAAGCGTGCTCAGGATATCTTTGACAGACTACGTAACCTAAGAGGTAAACTAGCTACTGAGGTTTCAACCTTTCAATCTTTGTATAAAGGTTACACACGAGAGGTAGAGGTTCTACATAAGCAGCCAGATGGTTCTCTTAAGAAAGTTAAACAAGCTGTTCTAAATACTAAATTAAAAGAAGAGGAATTCCAAAACGATCTTAAACTTCTATTACAAAGAGAAGAGGATGCTGTTAAGACAGGTGATCAATCTAAGATAGACCAAGCTAAGGAAGCTACTAATAAATTTTTAGAAGACTACGCTTTAGCTCCTTACACAGAGGAATACTATAAGATTCAAAACCTATTAACAGAAGAAGCAAAAGAAGCAAGAGAAGAATACCTAAAAGAAATAAACTACTTATCAGAAGACTCTGATCCAGACGAGGGTACTAAAGCAGAGATTAAAAGACTTCTAACAGAGTTTGCTAGACTAGGTTCTATATACTATGCTAATGGAGATGAAAAAGTAGAAGGCAGTAAAGAAAGAAGAATAGCTGAGTCTATTATAGCCTGGAAGAAGGAAAGAAATAACCAAGACGTATTAACCTACGATAACACAGTTAAGCGTAAACAATGGCAGATTAAAAAGAATCAGATAGATGAACAGTATTCTAAAATCCTAAAGAGGAAGAACGCTGCAGATATTTCATTGTCTATGGCAGCCTTTACAGGACAGTCAGAAGAGAGTTTAGGAGAAGCAAACCAAAAGATAACAACAGAGTTTGAAGAAGCAAAGAAAGTAAGAGACGAATGGTATGCAGAAAATACCAGAATAGAACTCACTCCACAGTTTTTTGAAGAGCAGACTGCAATCACAGAAGCTATTAATGCTATTTATTCTAAGTACGCTAGTACAGAGAGTACAGACTTAAGTGATCTTTATACTAAACTCTTTAATGCTGTATTAGGATTCAGAGATACAGACGGAGTTATTCAAGCTAACGATGTAACTAACGCAGGTAATCTATTTGAAACTATTAAAAACTTAGAAAAGCAAATAGATGAAGCCAAGAAAGAAGTAGATGCTAGCAGAGAGATAAGTCAAGATGATAAGAAAGAGTTAGGAAGATTGTTTAAGATGCTAGGAGGACTCCAAAGCAGAAAAGAGACTTCTTACTACACAGAAAAGGTAGCAGAAGTTAAAGGAGCTATCAGAGCTAAGCTAATGCAAGATACTGGGTATATGGATGAGGTAGAAGAATTAGCAGTAGAAAGAAGAAATACTTATCTAGCAGCAAAGTTAATAACTCCTTTTACTACAATACAGGAAATCAAGCAAGCAATGCTTGAAGAACAAGTAGAAGACTTGTACAGACAGAGTGAGTGGTTTAAAAACAATCACATCACCACACAAGAAACAAAAACTGTTGACGGAGACCAAGTTACTGCAACAAAACAAAGACCTTCATATATCTGGACTCAGACAGTTCCAAATGATCCAAGACACATAAGCCAAGACAATCCTTCTTTCCAATGGTCAGTTCCTGTAATTGATGAGAAGTTTAAAAATAGGGATTATAAATTTACCTCAGAACCTAGACCTAGAGTAACTGAAGATGGTAAATACTCTAACCCAGAGTATACTAGACTTCCTTTAGAGGAGAGAGCTATCTTAGATGACATTATTACTTTACATGAAGACGTACAGAAAGAACTTCCAAAGAGTCAACGTGTAGGGTATGCATTAGTAAATGAAGCTAAAGGAACACTTGAGGCTACTTCTACAGTACTTAGAAGACCTTTAAATACTTTCTCAGGAATCCTAGAGTTACTTAAACTTACGTTTGTTCCTAACATTGGATCTGCTGAATATGAACAGTTAGATGATTCACAAGTTGCTACTATTCAAGGAAGAAAAGTACAGTTAATTCGTAATAGGTATAAGACTCCTTTAAATTCTAGTCAAGTATCTTATAACATCTTAGGTAACATAGCTAAGTTTGGAGTTTACTCTTCACACTTTGCAGCTATGCAAAAGATTATGCCTACAGTGTTTAGTGCAAGAGAAGCTCTTCAAAGAGGAGATGCAGCTGATAGTACTTTGTCAACTGTAGACTTTGAAATCTCTAAGAACTTTTACGGAGAAGAAATTGCTTCTATTGGAAACAATAAATACGTCAAGTTGTTCAGTCGTCCTGTAAATAAATTCTTATCAGTAGGTCAACGTAAAGCTTTACAGTTTAACGTAATTGCTTCTCTAAAGAACTTTGCAGTCAACTTGTGGAACGCAGGCATAAATAAAAACTTAGCAGGAGTATCTCGTACAGAATTCTTACAAGGTATGGTAAGAGCTATGAGACAGTCAGATAAGTTCTTTGATATCTACAGGGGTGGAGGAAATGTTTCTTATTATGCAGATTTATTAATGCATTTTCAGGCTTTCTCTAACGCACAATCTACTAACAAAGCAGATAACATACATCAAACTATGTTAAATAGATATGTATCTAGTGAAACTGCTGGTTTTATTCTAAGAGGATATTTAGAGAATATTTCTACAGGAGCTGTATTCGAGTCTATTATGAATCAATACAACGTAACTATAGATGAGGGGGGAGTAAAAAGAACTATAAAGTTAGCAGAAGCCTACGAACAGAGAGATGGTAAACTTCAGTTAAAGCCTGGAGTAGAGGCAAATAACATAGAAAGACTAGAACAAGAAATCAGAGATAGGATATACAACTTCCAAACTTCAAGCCAAGGTAACTACTATAAGAGAGGCTCAGCAAAGTATGAGCGTTACTTAATAATGAGAATGATCATGAGTATGAAGCGTTGGGTAGCTACTACTTTTAATAACAAGTATGGTTCTAGAAGAATTCAGTTAAATACAGGAAACATAGAAAAAGGATTTAACAGAGAAGTACTAGCTTATACTAAGTTACTTGTTATGGGAGGAACTTCTATGGCTAACGATACTACTACTGATCAACAGAAGTCTAGAATGAAGACAGCAGCTGTCAACTTAGTTGCTATGCTTGCAGTACAACAAGCTTTAATTACTACTATGGGTATCATTGCACAGTCTTTAGATGGAGATGATGACGATGAAACAAGTCCTGTACTAGCATTTGTTGCTAACCTTCTACAAGGTATTCATGATGAGTTAAGTACATTCAGTCCTATTGGAGTAGCAAACTGGGCTTACAGAGCCTTTGTCCAGACACCTACTAAGTCTCCTGGAGAAAGCGATGCAGTTGCAAGAGGCAAACAGTTGGCTTATAGTTTTATTGGAGGTACAACTAAATCTTCTCTAGATGCTATTACCCCTTTTCTAGACGGAGATACTTGGAGTGATCCTATGGGTTCTTATTCTTATAAGTATAGTAATGGTTTTCCAAACGAGTTCAGTACTCCTGAAGCACTATATGGTAAACCTAAATTACTAGCAGCATTTATGATTTACTCAGGGGTAGAGACAGGTATGACTCAGTTCCTACAACCAGAGAAAAAGCTTTTCAACGTACTTAAGTATAACCCAAGGTTAGACGTAACAGAAGAAAGAAGAATCAAACTAGATCCTTTGGGAAGTTACAATCAATTGGGTGAGAGAATTTCTGAGATTAAGAAAGAGTTGAAGTTAGTAGATAATAATATGATCACTGACCCTAAAGAACGTAATATTAAGATTGCAGAAATCTTAGAAGCAGAGAAAACAATGGAGAATATTGGAAAACAATACCCATATGTAGATGCTTACTATAAGAATAGAAAGTTTGCTACATCTATAGGATCAAAAGCAGGATCAGAGTTAGATAAAGAAATGAAGTTATACGAGCTGCAAAACAACCCAGGTAACTATATTAACAAGAAGATGGAATCTAAGATGCAAAGTATGAAGAATAAGATCGAGTACCAGAGACTTAAGAGAAAGTAAATCTCTTGACTTTATTTTTAATTAAACTAAATTTGTAATACGGGCTTAACAGCCGAGTACTTTAGTACTGTACCGATAATTAAACTTAAAATAAGACTATACAATTATGGAAAATAATGATTTGCTTAAAGAACATTCAAAGAAGCTTCGTCAAATAGCTTCTACCTCAGGTCTTGCTGTAGGCTCAGGAGGCTTTAAACGCCACGGCACAGGTACTGTATCAAACGTACGCTACAATGCACTAGTAGTACAAGAAGATACTGTATTCACAGAATTTCTTGTCAATGGTGCTTCTGAGTTGTCTAATAATGGTATGAGTACTATCACCTTCAAGCAAGGAGCATTTCTTCCTGGAGGAGTGATTACAGGATTTGCTATCTCTTCAGGTAGCGTAATTGCCTATAAGTAATGATTGGTGTTGGTATAGTAATTGTCCCAAGAACATCAGGAACATCTGTTTCTGTAGTTACAGCTAAGATTGCAACGGGTGTTGGTGAGACATCGTTCACGGCAAACTGGAACGCTTTTGCAGGTGCTACATATTACCTATTAGATGTAAGTATTAGTCCGTCCTTCTCATCGTTCGTATTGGAAGATGAGGTAGTGTTGGCTCCAACAACTGCATATTTAGTTGCAGACCTTACATCAAACACAACGTATTACTACAGACTGCGTGCTAGCACAGATGCGCCTCCTTCGCCTATAACAGCAACCGGAGGAACTATTACTTTTGCCGGTGGTCGTACGATTCACACTTTTACAAGCTCAGGTACTTTTACTGTATTAACAGCCCCTCCTTCGCCTACGGTTAAGGCGCTAGTTGTTGCAGGTGGTGGTGGTGGTGGAAACTATGCAGGCGGCGGCGGTGGTGCAGGTGGATTATTATATAGTGCTAGAAAATCTATTGCAGTAACGGCTTATGCTATTACTGTTGGTAGTGGTGGAGCAAAACCGCCAAACTCAGGAACAATTGGTACAAATGGTAATAATTCAGTTTTTGATACTTTGACCGCTATCGGTGGTGGTGCTGGTAATGTAAATGGAACTGCCCCAAATAGCGGAGGTAGTGGTGGTGGTGGTGGTGCTTTTGCTTACGCTGGTGCTGCTGGTACTGCAGGACAAGGTTTTGCAGGTGGTGGTTGTGCAGGTGGTCTTTCTGGTGCAGGTGGTGGTGGTGGTGCAGGTACTCTTGGGGTTGGTGGTACAATTACTGAAAACGGAGGAAATGGTGGCGATGGTTTAGCTTATTCTATTAGTGGTACTTCTACTTATTATTCGGGTGGTGGTGGTGGTTCTGGTGCTGCTGGTGTTGCTGGGGCAGGTGGTGGTGGTGGTGGTGGTGCAGGTGCTTTAGGGATTGGTGCTTCTGCTGTAAACGGAACTGCAAATACTGGAGGAGGCGGAGGTGGTACTTGGTTCAATGATGCAAATCTATTTGGTAATGGTGGAAGTGGTATAGTAATAATTTCTTATCCTACATAATATGCAAGTTGCTAAATTAGAAAATAACATAGTTTTAGAGGTAATCGTATCAGATACCGTTCAATGGTGTATAGATACCTTTGGCGGTGAATGGGTTAGAACTTACTATAATACACCTGGTAAAAACTTTGCGGGTGTTGGTTTTATCTATTACCCCAACAAAGACAATTTTTCAAGTCCACAACCATATCCAAGTTGGACGCTAGATGCGGACTGTCTTTGGCAGCCTCCGGTGCCTTATCCCAATGATGGGTGTTTATGGACGTGGGATGAGGCTACACTATCTTGGATTAACCCTATTTGCCCACCTAGCGCATGATCACAGGATACTCAAATACCATCTCAGTAACGACACTGCCACCGAGTTTCGACCCGGATGCACAGGCATTCTTCAATAGGGTGGCGGCAGCCGGTGGAACACTAAGCGGAACAGAAAAAACCGCCGTTAATACTTTGGTGATCCAAATGAAAGCCGACGGGACCTGGTCCCTAATGAAAGCCATTTATCCAATGGTAGGTGCAAGTGCAGCAGCGTGTGCTCAGAACTTAAAGAGTTCAAGTTTTACGGGTACTTTTTCAGGAAGTGTAACTTTTGCCAGTACGGGCGTTCAAGGTAACGGAACAACGGGTTTGATGAATACAGCATTTAATCCTTCATCTCAATCCACTTCAAGTTCAGTTCATATGTCGCTATATTCAAGAACAAATCAAAATAGAGCAGAGTTTGATTTTTCCAGACTAGAATTTGGATTGCTATTATTTTCAAATAATTTTTATATTCAGTTGACCAGTGTAGGTAGTTACGCAACATCTATTTCAATAAGCAATACACAAGGAATGTGGATTATTAGTAGAACAAATGGCACAAATGTAAACGGCTATAGAAATGCAACTAAACTAATCAATAATGCTGCACAAGTTTCTACATTAATCAATAATAATATATTGTTAATGGCAAGCGAACCGAGCGGCTTGAATGCTTCAAGCAAGGAATATGCCTTTGCATCCATTGGTGATGGATTAGACGATACACAAGCAGGAAATTTTAATACCGCAGTACAAGCATTTCAAACAACTTTAAGCCGAAATGTATGATAGGTTACATTCTAACAATAGAACAAAAAGAATTGATACAAGGTGTAGAATTTGCGCCTTATGAGTGTTTTAATTGCGCTCAAGATATAAACGGTGTTTGGTTTAATTTTATGAGTGAACAACAGAAAACAGAAATTCTAAATACCGAATGGAGTTGGATTTTAACTTTACCAGAAGCCGAATACATCCCACCGATTCCACCACCATTTCCCCCTACTGAATAATGAAGACCTCTTTCCTCTTATACACAGGTACAACTGTCCTAGCTTTCTTAGGAACTTACTTCCTTAATCTAGGAGCAGCAAATGCTGAACAGTACTTAGCGGTAGTTGCTGTTATTTTTATAGATGGCTTTTTTGGTGTATGGGCAGGAACTAAAAAGGTTGGTTTTCAGACTAGAAAAGCACTTAAGGTACTTCAGACTTTGTTTGCTTGGGTACTTATACTTACGGGTGTCTTGATGATTGAGAAGGGGTTTGAAGGCACTTTTTGGCTAAGCGAAACTTTATGTGCCCCCTTTATTGTTTTTCAGCTGATAAGTGCGCTTAAGAATGCTCACACAGTAGGAATCATAGACAACAGTGTACTCTCTCAGATCTTAGAGAAGATAGATAAACACAAATTTAATCACAAAGAAAACAACAAAGAAAATGAAAAAGACTGATTTATATCTTAAGCCAGGAACATACATAAAATCTTCTACCACTACAGGAGAAGTACAAGGTATCTCATTAGAGAACTTTGTAGTAGGAGTTTTAAACAATCCTACATGTTGTCCTAAGTTATTTTTAGCAACAGGAGTCTTACAACTTCAGAATGGAATTGCACTTAGCTCTACACCTGCTTTAGTAACTGATCAAAATAATACAATTTCTCCCTTACGTCTATCCACAACAGATGTAAATAATAGAGGTGGAGGATCTATTGCATCCAATACAGCCTTTGGTTCTAATGCTCTAGGTCTTAATACTACAGGAGCTAATAATACCGCTTTTGGTCTTTCTGCTAGTTATAATAATTCAACTGGTAGTAATAATACCTCTGTAGGTTATTTAGCCTTAGCATTAAATGCTAATTCCAACAATACAGCTATTGGGTATCGTGCTTTAACAGCTAATACCAGTGGAAGTTTAAACGTAGCGGTAGGGGTGGATGCACTTTTGAGTAATACGACTGCTACCCAGCAAACGGCTGTTGGTTATCAAGCGTTGACTTTGAACACAACAGGTATTTGGAATACTGCATTAGGTACTCAAACTTTGGCTGCAAATACAGTAGGAAATTACAACGTGGCTTTGGGTGTTTATGCTTTGGCGGCTAACACTCAAGGAAGTAATAACGTTGCATTGGGATTACAAGCTTTGGTGCGTAACGTAATTGGTGAAAACAACACCGCAGTTGGTAATTCTGCTTTGTATTTCAATACCGCATCATTAAATACAGCAGTTGGTTACGAAGCAGGTTATAACAACACAACAGGTCAACAATTGGTTGCCTTAGGAAACAAAGCAGGTCGTGCCAACACAACAGGAACGGGAAATACTTTTGTTGGATGGGAGACAGCAATTAGCAACACCACAGGTGCAAATAACGTTGCTATGGGTACGCAAACTTTAATTGTTAACTCAACAGGTTCAAACAATACCGCCATTGGAACTACTGCTTTATACTCCAACACCGCCTCAAACAACACCGCAGTAGGATATCAAGCGGGTTATAGTAATACTGATGGAGGTGCCAATACTGCAGTAGGTTATCAAGCATTAAGACAAAATACAACGGGTTTTCAAAATACAGCATTAGGTAATAATTCTCAATATTCTACAACAACAGGTACTTACAATACCTCAATGGGATTCTATTCAATGAGAAGCAATACAACAGGAAGTTTTAACGTTGGTATTGGTTTATATGCAATGGATAATGCAAACGCATCTAATTCTATTGGTATTGGATATAATGCTTTATCTTTTGGTGGGAATAATAGTGTAGGGGTTGGACATCAAGCATTAAAATCCAATACAGCAGACAACAACACCGCAGTAGGGTATCAAGCAGGGTATAGTAATACGAGTGCTGCTCAAATTACCGCTATGGGTTATCAATCCTTGTATCTCAATACTACAGGTAGTTACAATACCGTTATTGGATATACAGCGATGTATAATAATACAACAGGTTCTGAGAATACTGCTTTGGGTCGTCAATCGTTATTTAACAATACCACAGGACAATCAAATACAGCAATAGGATTAGGGTCTTTAGTATTAAACGTATCGGGTGGACAAAATACTGCTGTTGGTACTTCTGCATTATCCTCCAACACCGCCTCTTCAAACACCGCAGTAGGGTATCAATCAATGTACTCAAATACAACAGGTGTATACAACGTAGCAATAGGTACAGAATCGTTGTCAGGTAACACATCAGCCATTTATAACATATCAATTGGATTTAGAAACTTGGGTGTTACAACAGGAAGTTATAACACCTCAATTGGTACTTATGCAATGCAAAGTGCATCAACGGCTGCTCAAAATGTCGCTGTTGGTTATGCGGCACTTCAAAATGCTGGTACAAGCACTTCAAACGTTGCTATTGGTCATCAATCACTAAATGGTGCTACAGGAGGTAGCAACGTAGCAATAGGAGTAAACGCATTAGGTGTTCAGACTGCCTCAAACAATACGGCAGTAGGCTCAAATGCAGGAGCAGCAAACACATCTGGAGGTGCTGTCGCTGCCTTTGGTCGTGCTGCTTTGGGTTCAAACACAACAGGTTCTTTTAATAGTGCAATGGGTTACAATGGCTTGACTGCAAATACAACAGGTTCAAGTAATAGTGCGTTGGGTGCAGATACAAATAGTGGAAACTTTGATAGTAGTGTTATATTGGGTAGAAATGCAACTGCGACTGCTTCTAATCAATTTGTAGTAGGTAGTACTACTTATAACGCAGGTGCAGTTACTACCGAAGTAGTCATATCAGATACTACTTGGAGTGTACGTATTAACGGAACAGCATACAAAATTTTAATGAGAGCATAAAATTAATTAACTTTGCAATACAAAATAAAATAAAATATAATTATGACAACTTACAATTGGACAATCACTAACCTCTACACCAAGACTGTAGAAGGTTTGGAAGACTACGTAGTAACTGCTATGTTTGAAGTAGAAGGCGTAGATGGAGAATTTACTAACACCGTAAACGGAAGTCAAATGTTTACCGTAAAAGAAGGAGCTGATTTTATTCCTTATGCTAACTTGACTGAAGAGGTTGTAGTAGAGTGGATTAAAGAAGAATTAGGTGAGAATGGTTTGCTTTCCATTACTGCTTGCATTGATGGACAAATCGAAAGCCAGAAAAACCCTCCTGTAGTTCCAGTAATCACAGCTTTACCATGGAGTTAAGTCTAGCTAAACAAATCGTATCTGAGGCTTTGAACATTGCTATCTCTAAGGGATGCTTTGGCTTAGTAGAAGTTTCTAATATCGTTAAGGCTTTGGAAAAGCTTGAGGAAACTCAAGACATCCAGTTTGGCGAAATTACACAAGATTAAACTAAGGGGGTTAATAGCCCCCTTTAAATTTTAAATAACGTGAAAAACCTATCCATTAAACTTAACTTTATCTTCTTCTTTGCTATTGTCTACCTTTTATACAGGTATGAGTACGTACAAGAACAAGACACCAATCAAGTAATCTCTTTTATAGATTCTATTGATAAAGCAAACGATACTTACTTTGAAAAGATAGACTCCTTAGAGCATATCAAACACGAAGAGTATAGAACTTACGAAAAAATCACTTTAAAGTATGACACCATTCAAATCGCTATTGACACTATGCCTGACATTGACGGCACAAAATATCTACTCACAATCTCTAGACAGCTTACCGCTAAAGGAGTTGAATAACGAGTTCCTTAAGGGAATTCAAGCACGTGAGAGAGTAGTTAGTCTTAAAAAGATAGTTAAGACTGACAGTGTACAGTTATCTTTATATAAAGATTCTATTATTCCTAACTTTAGATTAGCTCTAGATACCGCTAAAGTAGAGATAGTTCGCTTAGATACTAAAGTTAGATCTCAAGCAGAAACTATTAAAACACTTAAAAATGTTTTGAAAGGTGGATTAATTGCTATAGCTTTGTTAACCATAGGGTTGATACTTTAACTCTCTGCCTATGATCCCAATCTCTAAACAGATTGTTCAATATTACATTGACAATCCAAATACAACCGAGACAGCTGTTGAAGTTGCTATCCGCTTCAACTATCAGCCAGAAGTAAACAATCTTCTAAGAGGAAAAAGAGTTCGTGACTTAAAGAGAACAGCAATGGCTCATCTACTTAGGGAGGATTCTTTGTATCAGCCAAGTGCTACTTCTCCTGTGTTGTCTAACCATACTCTAGGAACTTACGATGAGAACTTAGATAAAGGTACTCTAGAAGTATCTAAACTAGTCTCTGAGCAACCTAGATCTGCTGAAGAGATCATTCAGATCCACAAAATAGATACTACTAAGTGGAGATTAGTACAGTATTGGAGTAAAGAAAAACAATCAGGTTGGCTAGTGTCAGCCTTATTTGCTTCTATAAAGCCTGAGGATAGTTTACCTCAAGACATTGAAGACGTTCTAAGAGAGGTTTTTTTAGAATCTAACATAAGTCCTTGCCCTACTCCTAAGAAGGTCCCTGTGGCCTCTAAAAGAGCTTTATTTGTTTATATGAGTGACAAGCATGTAGGAGCGCTTACTCACCCTAACTCTATTTTCAACAACGACTACAACGAAGACATCTTCGAAGTAAGAATGATGAGAGTATTAGAAGAGATAGAGAAGCAAGTAAAGATCTATGGAAGACTAGAAGATCTTTTTATTTGTGACTTAGGAGATTCATTAGATGGTTGGAGTGGCTTAACTACTAGAGGAGGACACCAACTACCTCAAAACATGAACAACAAGGAGTCTTTTATGACTTACCTTTATGCTCACAAAAGATTCTTTGATGAATTGCAAGAAAAGAATCTTGCAAATAACATCCATGCAATTATGCAGACAGAAGACAACCACTCAGGTTCCTTTGGTTATATTACAAATCAAGCACTTACTCTTTATTTAAATACAGCTTATCCTTTTATCAAAGTAACGATAATGGAGAAGTTTTTAGAACACTTTGATTATGGCAAACACACGTTTATCTTTACTCATGGCAAAGATTCTGAGGATCTTAAGCATGGTCTTCCCCTTTTCTTAACAGAAAAAGCAGAAAATTTCCTTAATAAATACATAGATCATCACGGTCTAGGAGAGAATAAAAATATTTCGATAGTAAAAGGAGACTTACATACAGAGAGTATGCAACAAGTCTATAAGTTTAGATACCGTAATGTTCTCTCTATGTATGGCTCTTCTAAGTGGGTAATGAACAACTTTGGTCCAGGATATCCAGGAGTTTCATTTGATTTAGTAGAAAAAGATACGGATTTAATATATTCGTTTTATATTCGCTTTAAATAAAGTTAAATAAAAATAAAAAAGTTATGATTACCCTAGCAGATATAGATAAATTAAAAAATAAGTTTTACTTAGACTCAGAAAAAGATGGGCTAGGAGTAAGACCTAACGTAATACTAATCACAGAGGATCAGTTTGAAGAGATACTGGAAGAAATGGGTGTAGAAGATGAAGAAGATGTTACAATAGAAAGCATACTAGGAATGGATGTGGTTATAGCAAATGGATTAGAATACCCAAGAGTGCTAAGACTTTAAATCTGAGTAACTTTAAATACTACAGAGTAAGCATCCGTATTATTGTTGTCTACATAGACAGTAGGAACACTGCCTCCTACAAATCCTGAAGTAAAATTCAGAATCATTCCCCCTCCTATTGTTGTTACACCTGCCTGGCCGATACTAGATTGAGGAGTAGCTGCATTGTTAAAAGTTGCTACATATACCCCTGCTTCTTGTTTGTCTTGAGTTACATTATTAACAGCATAGTACTCTATTTTAAGTAAGCCTACAAAGAATTGAGTAGCAGACTGATACAGAATAGTATTACTAGACATTCCATTTACTACTACGGTAGTTGAGCTACCTCCACCTCCACCACTTCCATTAGAAGCAGCAGTAATTCTACCTTGAGCATCTACTGTAATGTTAGAATTTGTGTAAGAGCCTGCAGTTACTGCAGTATTGGCTAGAGAGATGGTTCCACTTGCTGTTATTGTTCCTCCGCTTAATCCTGTTCCTGCTGTGATAGAAGTAACAGTACCTAAGTACTGATCTCCACTTACAGGAGTATAACCAAGAGCATTAGTAACATCAGTACCTGTTAAGGTAATAGCACCTGTTCTTGTGTTAAAGCTTGTAACGAAGTTTGCTGAGCTAAAGCCTATAGTCACATCTCCAGTACCAGAGTTAGCACCTGTGCTACTAATGGTCAAAGGAGAACTGACTATAAGTTTAGTAATCAAAGCCTCTCCAGAGGTAGAAACGTTTATGTCGCTTCTACCTACAGAGAAATTATCAATAAGGGAACCACCAATCTGAGTTCTAGCCATATTTAAAATTTAAAATTTAAAATATATTAAGGTTTAATATAAGAGATACGGATTTTATCAGTAGAAGTAGGAGTGAATAAGAAAGTAACAGTCAAGGTAGGAGTATAAACAATAGTATAATCATTACCTGCACCTGGTTCCATCAATACACCGTTAAAATAAACATGTTCGCTTCCTGATACTCCTGTTGTATTCAATGGAGCACTAAATACTGTAGTAGATCCATTAGGTAAAGGAGAAGGAGTTTCTCTTGTTACAATATTAGAGATGTTTAAAGTTCCTGAAGGAAGATCACCTACGCTTAAAGTAGTACCACTAGTAACTCTACCTTTTGCATCTGTAGTAACCTTGGTATAAGTACCTGCAGTTCCAACACTTGCTAAAGTCAAAGCAATTGAAGTAGTTCCTGAACCTGTAGCATCTCCACTTACGGTAATAGTTTGGTTACCTGTAATGTAGTTAGGAGTCCAGTTTACCCACTTGTTAGTTCCACCACCTGTGTAACGAAGCAATTGTCCGTCAGCAGGAGTTGTAATAGTTACATCACTAAGTCCGCTTAGAGCACTGATCAAGTTAATAGCTGTATTAGTTACACCTGTTACACGACCTTTAGCATCTACTGTAAATACAGGAACCTGAGTTGCACTACCATAAGTACCTGAGGTTACACCTGAGTTTGCAAGAGTAACTGCAATACCTGTAGCTCCTGTACCTGTAACGTCACCAGACAATGTAATAGTTTGGTTACCTGTTAAGTAAGTGTTAGTATCAAGTGACCAAGTGTTAGCTGCAGTCTTCTTCAAGAATCCTGTTGTTCCACTTAAGGTTGCAATTGCACCTAAATCCGCATCATACGCTTGAACATCAGTACCAATAGCAAGACCTAAAGAAGTACGAGCAGCACTAGAGTCAGCAGAAGCAATTAGAGTACGACCAAAAGAAGTCAAACTAGCAACAGAAGCTGTATCTAATGCAGTAAAATAAATCATTGTATCAGGAGCAGTAACAGCTCCAGCCAATGCAGTTAAAGTAGCATCTAAAGTTTGCTTAGCATTTAATTGAGTTTGGATAGCTGAACTAACACCACTCAAGTAACTCATTTCAGTTGAAGTTACTGAACTTACGCTTACTTTACCTCCTCCATCAGAAACTAAGGCTCTGCTTACAGTTAAGTTAGAAGTAACAATAGAAGAAGCACCACCTGTAACAGCTGCTTGTGCTCTAGCATCTAAGTAGTAAAGGTTAGAACCTTCAGCAATATCAGAAGTAGTAGCGTTAGTAGCAGCAGTAGCTCTACCATAAGTATCAAGAGTAACCTTAGTAAAGGTACCTGCACTTACACCAGTAGTTGCTAAGTCAATGTTATCTGCGTTAACAACAATACGGGCAGAAGAAGCTGTACCTACGTCAAAAGTAAGACCTGTTTTAGTTAAACCTGCTCCTGCAGTATAATCGGCAGCTCCTGAGAACTGAGAAAATACAATACTAGTAGTACCTAAAGTAATAGGTCCAGGAGTACTTTGTACCCAACCTGTTGCTTGAAGAGTAGTTCCACTCTGTACAAAGTAGAAAGCGTTTACTAACTCTGTACCTGTGTCTGAATCTGTAGAACGAGCCCAAGCACCTGCAGCTACATCATAAACACCGTTCTGTGTAGTTGTAGTTTGGTTCTTTACAAGAACACGGTCACCTGCAATAACAGAAACACCATCAATAGTCTGTGTTCCACTTAAAGTAATGTTTGCAGTTGTTGCTACTCTTACTGCAGTTTTAGTACTCAAACCTTGAGCAACTGAATCTACATAAGCTTTGGTAGCTACATCTGAGTTAGAAGTAGGAGTTCCTACGTTAGTTACTTTGAATCCTCCCAAAGACTGATCTGCTGTAAAAGCTACTGATCCATCTTTTTTGACAAAGTTAGCTCCATCTGCAAGTTTCGAACTTGCTATGGCTGCGGATGCATCAATATCACTATTTATGATAGTTAACGCATCCAGTTGCGACTTTTTAATTTTAGTTAATGCCATTGTATTTAGTTATTTAGTTATTTAGTTTTTTCTATTAGATTATTTGATACTCTATTATGAGTTGATCAGAAGGTACAGGAGCGTAAATAAGGCTTACTTGACTTACTCCTGCTTCTACGTAATCATAACCTGCTCCCCTAGTTAACCTTTGTCCGTTTAAGAATACTCTTGTAGTACCAGAGACAAAGTTAGAACTAGTATTAAAGTTAGTATTACTTCCGTTCTTGGCTCCTGATAGATTGTAATCGTAGTCTATCTTAAAAGCGTTAAAACTAGGACTCCAATTTTCCCACTGACTAGTAGCTGAGTTAAATCTAAGCAACTGTCCATCTGAAGGGGTAGGAGTAGTTACATCGTTTAAAGCATTAATAGTAGTAGGTGGCGTAAAACCTAAGGCTGTAGTTACATCTGAAGAGTTAAGAACAACAACTCCTGTCCTTGTGTTAAAAGAAGTAACTCCCCCTCCACTAGTTACTGTTTTCCAAGTACTATCATCTGCTAAGAACTTAGTTCCTGTTCCTGAAGAACCTGAACCTAATCTATTGACGTTAATCGTACCAATAGTAATGTACCTTGCATCAAATAAACGATAAGCTAAAGGACCATTACCACTTACAGGTGTAGCAAAAACATAACCAGAAGGTAACAATACTATTCCACCTACTGAAGTCTGTGCATATGCCTGTAATTCTGCTTGGGATAAGGGATTATTAGCCATTAGATATGGAAGGTACAGATTACTGCACAGTAATTGTTATTACAAATATAATAGATTAAAAAAATAAAGAAAGGGGAACTTTTGATTCCCCCTCCTGGTTGGTTAAAAAACTAAATAAACTAAAAACTAAAAACTAAAATTACTAAAATTACTAAAACTACTTAACCTCCTGTGGTCCTCCTGTTAGGCTAAAGAAAGCAAGAATTTCTTCTTTTGACTTCAACTCTAATACTATAGGCTCACTGGTGGTTTCAAATTTAGTAATTTTTACTGGAACTTTTTGCTTTGTAGCAGGATCAATTTTATATTGATAGTCTACAGGGTTAAGTTTGTCAGCACTTCCTTCTAGAACAATAGCTAAGCCATCATCTGTAGGGTAGGTCATTAAAACCTTACTGAGTTCAAAGGAGTAACCTCTCTTAATGATAAGTTCCATCTCTTCTCCACTCTCGATTTTTTCTCTTTCTGTGTAATAGAATAACATATTTTTATTTTTAATTGATTACCAAGTGAAAGCAATATCGCTATCTCTTACCATGATTCTTTCTGCACCATCTACTTCTACTAGTTCAGCAGACTGAAGATACATTAAGTTTACGTACACTACATCTCCTACTTTTACGTTGGTTACTTCTTCTCCAACAGTATGGACTTCTAAGTGCTTTAAACCTATTAGTTCTTTCATGTTCATTTCTTCTTCCATCTCTGGTGTAAGTTGGATAAGTCTTTCTTCTCTCTTAGGACGATTAAGTAATACTCTGTGTCCAAATAATTTTATGCTCATTTTTTATTTAATTAAGTCAAGTATTCTTCAAATCTATAGATTTCTTTTGGTAAATCCATATCTATGTCATTAAATTTTATATTTCTATGAAATAAAAGTTTATAATCTTCTGACATGTCATGGAATCTATTCTGCTTAAACATCTCAATGTCTCTTCTGTAGATAGAATTAACTCTAAAGACAAACATTATCTTATCTTCTACCTCATAATAGTCATAGAAAGAGTCAAAGCTGGTAATCTTCTTCTGGAATTCCTCAAAGGCAGCTTTGTCTGTAGGTTTAAACAAATAAAAAAGACAGTATAGATACTTAGACTTGTATCCGTAGTCATCTACATAAACATTAATTAAACCAAAGTTTAACAATACACGTAAAGATTCTTCACCCCTTGCTGTAAATATCAAGGGGCTTAGAAATCTTGTGCTATTATTTAAACTTGTATTCACTACTTTATTATACAATCCTGATTCCATCGTTCTGGTAGTCTTCTCTAGTATAGTTCCACAAATCACTGTCAATATGCCAACGTAAACGTTCTAGTGCTTGATGAAAGCCTTCGTAAGTCTTACCTTGATATACTCCTCCTTCTTTACCTAGAGTCATTGCTTCATCTGATAACTCATAGATAAGCGGACTACCTGGGAATTTTTGGCTTTCTACCAAGAACCTAAAGTTCTTAACAGTTAAACCTTCTCCATAGATACTTGTATCTGTTTGCTTTAAAGCTTCTGTATAGAATGCTCCTTGAAGATCATAACGATACTTCATAAGAGTGTCTGTCCAATAGTTTAAAGAAGTAGTAGTAGTCTTTAAGTCAATAGGATATAAAAACTTATTGTCTACGTCCACAACTACTAAGTCTAATAGAGCCTTACACTCAAATCCCAAGTACTCAAAAGTAAGGGCCTGCTGTGTAAAGATTTTATATTGGTCATTGCCTAAGATAAACTTAGAACTAAAGGGATGATTCTTCAAAGATTCTACCAGATTATAGATTGTAGCTAATTGTGCTGGAGAAATTACTTTTCTTCCATCTGCTTCAATTAGGTGATCATAATAGGCTTTACCTTCTTTTTCGAATCTTTCTCTCACCTTAGGGAGAGTATCTCTTTTAAATCCTACAGTCTCATATGCAATTTGTTCTGCATTGGAATCATGTCTATTGATAAATAGGTTCCATACAAAGTCTCCCATCTGAGCTGTTGGTCTTTCTACTGTGCTGATTAGAAATTCTTCTTGGAAGACTTCTTCTCCTTGTGTAATAATTAAGTCTACTCCGTCTCCTATCAATGTTACATCTGCTGGTTCTTCTGTGTCAGACTTAGGATCGTAATTATAGTATAGGTTAGGATGTTGTAGGATTTTTTTAAGCCTACTTTGACTTATTGCTCTACTGCTTAGGTAATCTTGATTTAGAATCATTTCTTTTTTCAATTGTTGCGGTTAAAACAAACCAAAGAAAGCATAAGTGTATGTTCAAGTCATATAATGAAGATGTACGACTTATACTTATAGTTGGTATTAAATAAAAGAACCAATAAGGATAACCTCGTTGTCCTCTGGTTCCATAAAAGAAGTTATTTAGTTGGAATTTCACGGCTTCTATCATCATATTGAGACTTTTCTCTCATTATGTACGAGAGAAACATAGCATTAGACATTATATGTCCTAGGTGATCTATTCCTGACTCAGGGTCTTTGTCTTCTCCTGAAAGAAAAGCAAACATATGCCTAAGCAAACTTTCGCTTACTGCAGAAACTGGCATACCTTTCATCCAATTCCATTTATCATATTTGTTTTCTCCATACTCAAGTACTTCTACCATAGACTCTAGAGATTTAAAGTCTACTAAAGTCCATCTTCTTTTTCCTGTGTTGTAACGTAAAGCTTGTTCAGTCATGATTAACGCATTAACGCACCTGTAGTAATTTTAGGAGTAGCATCTACTGGTTTTACAGTTAAGACAACTCTTCCAAACTTCATTGAAGATAGTTCAGTAACTACACAAGTTACTCCGTTGCAATCAACAAGAGTACCCAATTGAATACTTTCTGCTGATTCGTTGTCATTGTAAGTAACAATGTTTTCTCCGTAATGATAGTTGACATCAGGTAAGCCCACGGCTTCCACTCTGTCTGTTTCTGTTCTTGGTTCTATTATATATAACATAATTTTAGTTTAATTAATTTAATTCAGGTACAGGCACTCCAAGAGTATCTGTTGCAAAGTTAATTACTTGCTTAATAAATTCATTAACTTCTTCTTTTTTTCCTTTAGAAAGTGAGAGTGGTGTTTTGATAAATTGACCTTGGAACATAATCTCTTCATAGAAGAACTTGTCCTTAAGATAAGTGACTACCTCTTCTTTGGTGTATACTTCGCCTGTAAGGGCTTCAAATCCTCCCCTGATGATAGGTACTAGGGTGCTGTAGAAATAAGCCAACTGAGGGTTTGTTTTTTTAGAATCTAATCTAGTTATACAAACTTCTACATCCACCGCAGGATCTCCTTTTGTCAATTCTCTAAAGTACGACTGCATCAACTCTCTATCTCCCTTAAGATGAATAGTTCCATCTATGTTAAGGGAGAGAGTAGCTGGCATGTAGATGCGGTTAATCATTGTTTAATTATTAGTCTGCTGCCCAACCAAAGAATACATATTCTCCTTGACGTTCATCACTACTAGGCTTATAGTTTACAAAGGCTACATCTTTCTCACCTTCTTTTAAAACGTTAACTCTAGTAATGTGACTACTAATCTTAGTACGTTCTGTGTAGTCTCTGGCCATCTTAATTGCTCCTGCTTGTAATGAATGACTTCCAATAAGTCTTCCTTCTGCTTGTACTTCGTATCTAGTTTCCCAAACACGTCTACCTACCTGAGGAATTATTTCTACTTGGCTTTTAATCTTGTTGCTGTTTAATTTAGGTTCTACAGTGCAGATACCCCAACAATCTCTTTTGTCCATAATGTCTTGTGCGGAGTCAATAAATTCACTTAGTTTCTTGCCTGACTCTTTAAACTTCTTAGTAACGTCTACAAAACCATTAGTTGTACTAATGGTTCCATTGTACGGATCATTACCGTACTCATCAGTAGCGTCTTCTATTGCATTGTTGTAAGCGTCTTTCATACTAGCCGCTATTTTTCTGTCATAAAATGTAGTTGATCCCATAATTTTAATTTAGTTTAGTTTGTTTTTTAGTTTTAGTTTTAGTTTTATTTACTCCAATAAGGCGATATACAAGGATCTGCTTTAAGTGATACTCTCGTACAAAACTTAGCTCCTGAATCTACCATTGATTTTTCTAATTGTGCAGCAACTTGTTGCACAATCTCCTCAGGGGACTCTACTAGAATCTCGTCATGAATTACGTTAACAATCTTAACTTTAAATAAAAGATCATTAGGTACTAGATACCTTGACCAAAAGTAAACACATGCTAGTTTGGTTATCTCTGCAGATTCTCCTTGTATTCCATAGTTAAGGGACATTCTTTCTATGTCTCCCCTTTTGCTAAAGAATTTAGAAACTTTCTCTTTCATAGCAACTGCTGTAGGAGTGTTTGAATTTTTGATCTTTTTATATCTTTCCCAAAAGTCTTTATCTAGTTCGTTTTTAACTTGTAAAAACTCATCGTAATAATCTACGTAGGATCTCTTGCCTGTAACAGGAGAGATTAATACATAACCATTCTCAATTCCAAACTTCTTAGTTTCGTCAAAGTATGCTTTAAGCCCAGGAAATGCTAGAAAATAGGATTCATAAATTTTATTACCCTGTTCTACGCTTAATCCTAGTTGTTCTGCTATACCTATTCCTGACCCTCCATAATTGATAGCAAAGCCAGCTACCTTAGCAGCTTGTCTTTTCTCTTTGTGTTTCTTTTTAATCTCGTTTAAATCCATTCCATCCAACTCTTCATACATCTTAGAGGCAATAAAAGCGTGCATGTCACCCAAATCTTTATCATAGAACTCAAGTAAGTTATCATCCAAACACTTGTTTACTAGTACAATCTGTTCTTGACCTGTATAGTCACAGCCTACTAGTGAGTTTCCTTCTTCTGCTACAAAACAACTACGTGTCTCTTCATCTGAGGGAATGTTTTGGAAGTTAAAGTTCTTGATTGTTCCTGACTTACCTCCACTAGATAAGCGACCTGTGTTCATCAACTGTTTGAACTGAGTGTGTATTCTACCGCTTATAGGGTTGATTTGCTCAATCCAGTTATAACCATAGGTGCCTATGTCTTTTTGGGCTTCTTTAAAAGAAAGGTAAATCTTGATAATAGGATGTTTGTCTTGAAACTTTACTAAGTGATTTGCTTCTATTGTATGCTTCTTAACTCCTTTGTCAATTATAGTAGTATTTACTCCTATAGCTTCAAAGAACTGCACTACCTGAGAAGGTGAGTTCCAATTAATCTTGACTTTGTTTTGACTAGAGAAAATATCTAGCTGATAGTCAATAAATTTATCCATGTTGTTAAGAAAGATAAACTCATTCAACATTCTAGTAGCCGCATCTGCTTGAGTTTGTACTTTGTGAATCTTGTTAGTCCACTTATCTACGTCTAGCTTCATACCACAGTACTCTATGTAAGCTAAAACTAAAACAAAGCGATTATCTAACTCGATTGATACTTTAGAGCCTGCAGCAAATAGAATTACTTCTTGAGCATCTTTAAGAGCATGTAGGTATTTTACGTCATAAGCAGAATACTTTACAAAACCCTCTGTCAGATTGCCTGTAATATTCTTTCTTTCCTCCTTATCTAATATAACTCCACAATGTAGTTTTACACAAGCAGCTAAGGAACACCTATGACTTTCTATACCTAGTCTTGACGTTTTTTCGCCTAAAAAGGTATCGTATACCTTGGTTGGTACAATTCTCTGATGATATAAGAACTTTAAATCAAACTTTAAGTTATGACCAATGACTCCTTTAGTCTCTAAGAGCTGTTTGTAGTCATTGATATCAATCGTAGTCAAGTCAACTACAAACTGATTGTCATTGTCGCCTAGCTGAAGTGTGTATAACTTACAGGTATATGCATCAAATCCAGAAGTCTCTGTATCTATGGCAACCCATTCTAGGTCTTTAAGGTAATCTAAAGATTCTTGTACTGTGCAGAGAGTTATATCAGGTAGGGAAATGTTTTGTTTTGTTACTAGATAAATCATTTTAATAAGGGTTCCACTATCTTGTTATAATCCTTCAATGCTTGGTGTAACTTCTGATACTTCTGATCTTGGCTATAGTTCCCTTGTTCGATATCTGTAAGGCAGGTTCTATAAACATCATAGATAAGTTTTCTATCGTAGTTACTTAATTTTAATATTTTGTTAGAAAGCTGTAGCATATCTTCCGTAGTATCAGTTCCCCATATCCTGTTTAAAGACTTACCTAAGTTCCACACGTGGTGAGGAGTATATAGATTGCATCTAGGACAAGCAGGCAAAAGATTATTTAGGTGATAGCGAGTAGCAACTTTAGTTCTACCTACAAAGTGAGCACACTGTAGTCCTTTAGGGTCTAGTGTGATTTCACAAGCATGGCATTTGTTAATATGTGCTCCTCTAACTAACCAAGAAGTTATCTGGTCTAGTTTACTTTGACTGATAGTTTCTTTTTCTAATTTACGCTTAATCTCTTTACGAACTTTCTGCTTTTCTTTCTTGTCCTTCATTACACACGTAGCACATAACCTCTTTGTTTTGTTGGCTATGGCTTTTACCTTCCCACAGTCTGAACAAGGCTTTTGGATTTCCTTAGGTTCAGGTATTCCTTTGACTGGAATCTTTTTTGTTGCTGTTCTCTTTAACATAGTATACAAATATAATAAAGAAAAGGGGATCTAATGACCCCCTAATCTTATTTGGCATGCAAGAGACAGTTACAAAGATAACTCAGGTGTGTAGAGGGGGGTGTAGGTTTCAGAAATTAATTCTAAGCCTCTGTTATTAATGTTGTAGGCAGTTCCATGAATTAGAGACTCACGCTTAGCTTCAATACTCTTGTGTCCCATCATATAGTTAGTGAAACGAGTAGTAGCGTTAAACAAAGCGTAAGCTGTGTTTTCGTGTGTCTCATATTCGGTAGTTAAAGCTGTTCTAAAGTCGTTAATACGATTTTTACCCCTAGATGCTTCTCCATCTCCTCCGATAATGTTAATGATAAATTCATCTGTAACTGCTTCAGGAATGTAAATCTTACTAAGTTCTACTAGCTTTTCAATAAACTGTTCTTCTTGAGTAAGAGAGTTTTGCAACTGAGAGATGATTAAGCTTAAACGCTCATGAGAATTCTTAGTATGTCTTACACGTTGAGAATCTCTAAGAGCCATATAAAAAGTATTAGAGCATACTACAGTTACGTTAGTTGTTCCAAAGCCCATAGGAGCACTACCATCATGTGAAGTAAGAGCTGTTAGGAATCGTTTGTTAAAGGATCCTCCAATCTGTACATCTGTTAAAGGAAACTGATAATAGACCTTTTGTCCATTCCCCAGAAACCCACCTCTTTCCCCAGAAATATTAACTCTGGCAGCAGCTTCTAAAAGCATATCAAGAATTTCTTCATTCTGAGTAGGAACATATTTAGATCCTACTACACCAAGACAATTATTGTTGTCTTCACGGAATACTCCATAAGCAGGAGTTAATTCTCCATCAGGACCAAACAAAGGTTTCTTTGTTACAGTCCAATTCGTTCTAGATGATTCTAGCAATTGTTGTTTGTTCATCGTTTATTGGTTTGTTTTTTTAATGTTTTCGATAAAGTCTATTAATTCGTCTAATTCTTTAATTCTTCCTTGGATCTCACAGTACTCATACTCACTGCTTTGCTCCATTTCTTTTATTATTTTAGTTCTATTAGATAGATACTCTACTAATTTTCCTTTTAATTCTAAATGTCCTAAGGACTCGTAATCTTGCCAATTCATTTTCTTTGTTTTATTTTAAGTTTTCTAGCCAGTCTATATCGTCTGGATTACTGGCCATGAGTATTTGGTTAATTCTTTTAAAGTGATCACACTCCCAATCTCCACCTTTGTATACGGCAGAAACAGGATGTGATGCTACTAGTACGTGGTGTACATCATCGTTAATAAGGGGAGCAAATTTTAAAGCGTCCTTTCCCCAGAAACAGAAAATAAGTCCTGCAGTATTCTCGTTTAGTGTTTTGAATACAGCTTCTGTAAACTGTTTCCAAGGCTCTAAATGAGAACCTGACTTACCTTCTTCGATAGTCAAAGCAGCATTTAGCATAAGAACTCCTTGCTTAGCCCATGATTCTATATTCATATCAGTGGGGAAGCTTAGTTCATCAGGATAAATGTCTTCTTTGATTCGTTTGTAGATCATTCTTAAAGACGGAGTCACATAAGTTTTCTTTCTAGGAGAGAAAGCTAATCCGTGAGCAATAGGTTCCCCTACATTCCTACCTGGATAAGGATCCATTCCTAAGATAACAACTCTTACTTTCTGAAAAGGAGTTAAGTTAAAAGCCTTAAAGACTTCATCTTTATAAGGAAAGATAGTTTTAGTCTTTCTCTCATTAGCAATGAATCTTCCTAAGGTATTAAAGTAAGGACTTTCTATTGTGTCTTTTAAGTGATGATACCAATCGTCTGGAATATCAATTAGTTTTTGCATCTTTATTGACTAGCTTACTTCTTTTAAGTTGAGTTCTTCTAACAATAATATTAGGATTAAGAGTAGTGCTCATAAGTCCTGGATACGTTTCTTCCATCATGTTTATGATTTGATTGTATCTTGTTTTGTAACTTTTAATAGAACTAGAAAAGTTTAAATGTTGTTTCATAGAATGTATAATCGTAGAGTGATCTCTTCCTAACAAAATACCTACCTTCTTGTAAGTATAGTTAAAGTGTATTAAAAGTACAGCTGCAAAATGAAACCTTGCTTCTGTTAGCTCACGTTTACGGCTATTTATTGTAAAATCCTTTACAGTCATTGCGTTTATATTACAAACAATATGCATGACTCCCAACTCAAACTCTGAAAACCTATCTAAATTTACTTTAAGTTCGTGTGCTTTCATCATTGCCAACTTGCGTTTTAATCTTAGCTCTTCTGGATTAATGTCATTTATTACTTTACTATAATACTGTTTGTTTTTAGTTTTCTTTAAAACTAATAACATAATATTATATCGTACTAGTGCTTCTACTTCTAACTTGTCAAAAGCAATTTCTAAAGCTTCGTTTATAATATCTTTAATTCTTGGCATATCTTTATTAATTTTTCTCTTCCGTGGTTTTTGTAAATATCACTTATGTCTTTTCCTAAACTCCCGTGGTGGTATAGTATAGGAATGCCATACGTTTCTGAAATCTTCTTTGCTCCTTCTTCTCCTGCTCTATCAGCGTCAAACCATACATACATATTATCAAATCTTGCTTTAAGTAACTCGTAAGCATTCTCTGATATAGGTGTAGTTTCGCTTCTAACAGCAACAGCATTCACTCCAATAGAGTGTAAGGTCATAACATCTTTAGTGCCTTTAGTAATGATTAGAATAGTTCCCTTGTGTGGTAGCTGAGTATAACCCTCTAGCATACCTCCAAAGAAATTAGTTCTAAATTTAACTTTCTTTTCTGCATATGGACGATAGAGTTTAAACTTATCTTTTTCCTTATACCGATAACAGGGGTCAAACGTATTACTAATATACCAGATGTTATCTGCTATCCAAGCTTTGTCTACTTTTCTTACATCATAGAACTTAAGAATCTTTTCTGTTACTCCGAATTGAAGCCAGTACTCTAAGTCTTTCTGTGTAAATTTTGTAACTGTAACTTTGATGGATGCAGGCTTTACCTCTGCTGGCTTAGCACTTTTAAGAGTGGATACTTCCATCTCTAGTCTAAGTCTATCTTCTAAACTAAAGTTCTTAAGTTGGAAATCTGATTCTATTTTATATAGAATGTCTGGATACTCGTAGCTAGTACTCATTTGAGCTATGTCAATTGCATTGTAGTGTACTTTCTCCGTAGCATAATCTACAAAATACAGATTACCTCCTTGACTCCACTTAAAGAAACAGGTAGCATGCTTATCAGATCTGAATGGATTCTTATATTTCTTTCTCAAGTCTATTTTCTCACCGAAGTAAAAAGACATTAGGTTTTCTTGCCCTAGTAAAGCGTATAACGTCTTTACATTAGGTCTTATTTCAATGCTTGAGAGATCCATAAGTGTTGTTTTTAACCCTCCTTCAATAAAAAAGGGGTCACAAAAGTAACCCCTTTTCTAAAAAAGAGAACAGATTACTTTTAATTTTAGAAGATATCGTTGATATCTGTGCTAACAGGACTAGTTGCTACTTCACTAGTATCCCAACTCATCATAGGTTCTGACTCTTTGAAAGGAGTTTCAGTTTCATTTGCGTCAGGAGCATTATTCTCAGTGTATTCTTTGAAAGTAAAACTTCCGTAGAAACTCTTAAAGCCATACTCACCAGTGATTTGTTTAGCTACATAGTCGGTAATTTTACCTTGTACGTTAACAAATACTTTAGTGCATACGTCTTGATATTTTTCGTCTTTAATTCCTAAAAGAACTTTAACACCCATATTGGCTTTATTGAAGTGAGCAAAGAAGTCTACTAACTCATTGCCTTTACCTTTAGCAATAGAAGCCCAGTTGTCAAGAACAAATGGCTTTTCCTTTGGAGAGATGTTACCATAAGCCTTAAGCAAAGAATAAACTGTTTCTTCACCGCCCTTAGCTTCACGTACACTCTTCATATCTAATCTACGAGAAGGGTCAATAGATGCTTGATACTCACTTAAAGTAGCAAGGTTCTCAGCCCACGAAGTCTTAGTGTAGTTGTCAATGAATTGTTTCTTACCTGCTTGAGACATACGAGTGTCATTATTTACCCATAAAGTAAACTTACCCCGCAAATCTGTTTTAAAGTCTGGGTGATTTACATACCAGAAGTCAAGACGCATTCCGTTCTCTGACTCATAGGTAGGTTCTTTAATTTTGTCTTCTTCAATACCTAGGATTTTTGCAAGTTCTTTAGCTGTAGGATTAACACTTACAACTTGAACAGGAGCAAATCCTGTGTACAATTTTTTGCCTGCTCCAGGCTCTCTGGTTTCTAATTGATCGAATTTCATAATCTTGTTTTTTTATTTTTTATTTGTTTTTTCTACTACTGGTACTTCTTCTGCATAATAACTATCTATTGTATCACATACTGTTTGTAGGTCGTTAGGTATAAGAGTTTCTGCAAACATATCCATAGGACTTTTAGCAGGGTAATTCTTAAAACGATTGGTTACAAAGTGATAAGTTGCTTTCTCATCTTTATCTTCACCTACGTGAGTATAAAGGCAGATAGTAAACAATCCTTCTAGTACGATTTGGTTATCTAATGCTTTGCCTATTGTCTTAATTTTCTGACCTACGATATGTCCATCATCTTCAATGTTCTCTGAGTGAGTGATGTAAAATACTTTAAGGTCATTACGAAGCTTACGAGCACTAGTAAGCATATTAGTTACATCTTTTGCAAGGGTAACAAACTTACCAAAACCGATCTCATTGGCTTTCTTCATCATAAGAAAAGACATAGAGTAGATAGCATCATCCATGATGATGTTTTTGATGTGAGGAGCTTTCTCGCTAATCTGTTGTAACAATGCGGTGATTTGATTGATGTCATCTACCTCCATGTAATTTTTAGATTCGAGATTGTAAAGTTTTTCTGCTCCTTTGAAAGGCAATTCTTTCCTTGCTACATTAATAATAAATGTTTCTTTTGGGTCTAGAGTCCTTACAGATGTGGATTTACCAGTACCTGAGGGACCTACGATAGCGATTAGTTTGCTTGACATATAGTTAGTTTATTTTGTTTATTTCGTTTATTTTGTCTCTAGTAGTTTATCTAAATCTTCAGTTATTATTTTCCAACCGTACATAGAAGCAAAGAATCTTGCTCCTGCTTTACAACGCTTTTTATCTTTAGAGGGGAAACTTAAGATTGCTTTTCTTACTTTACTGTTGTCATAAAGTAATTTAGCTAGCCAATCTATAAATTCTTCTTCCTTTTCCATTGTCCAAGTGTGTTCCCAATACCAAGTAGGAGAATTAAAATCTACTTCCTCGTAATTTTCTCCAATCATACTACACATATGAGTGAGTACTTGGACTAATTCTGGACTAAAATCTTCTTTTTTATTCATAGGCTTTTACAATTTTATAATTTTAACAATTTTATAATTTTAAATATTTTTCATAATGATTGCCTACAGGATTATTCATCTCTTCAGGCTTTGGTAACTCGTCAAACTTTCCGTTAGCTCCATTAAAGTAAAGTCCTACGCTTGAATTTTCTAAGCCATAGTAGCGGTCTTTAAGGAATTTAAGAGAGCGGTATTTGTTACCTAATAGAGATACATCATAGCCATTATGAACTGCTATGTTATATCTTGCAGGACTAAATATACCTAGAACTACTTCGTAGTCTTGGTGTACACCTTTGTTAATGTGGAGTTCTTCCATAGAAGGTTCTAGTTTCTCTTCCATTAACTGTCCCTTGTAAGTGTAAGTTTGCTTTTCTGATGCAGGAGTCTGCTGATGGACAATGATATTAGCCATCTTATATCGCTTAGAAAACACGTCTAGCACATAATCCTTAATCATAAAGTCAAAAGTCTGATAAGAACTTAACTTCATCTTTGTGTCAGGAGCTATCTCGTTAGATAAGAGACTAATGTGGTCTAGTACAAAGAATACCCAATGATCTTCAGATCTGTATCTGTAGCCTGTAGTAATTCTTCTACCATCATCTAAGTCTTTGTAGATGTTTTCTCCTATTTCGGGATTATCGAAGTGCGCTTTTACATACTTAGCTATACCTGTAGGATTCCTTATATAATCTACTACATCTACAATGTTTTGTAAATTAGTGATAAAGATTTCTGCAGCTTTTATCTTAGTCATTAACTCAGAACTTACTTTATAGTTTCCTATAGACTTTAATTGCTGTACAGTGACAGTAAGATTGTAATTCTGATGTAAATAAATAGATATAAAAGACATCCAGAAATCTGTAGCACTTTCTTCTAAGGCAAAATAAAATATCTTAGGAGTGATTTCTGTATTTCTTGTTGCTTTATAGATGTTTACGATAGTCATGTATTTTGCAAACTTTGACTTACCTACACCTGATGCAGCAGTAATACAAGTAATAGAACCTTTAGTAAAGCCTCCGTAGTATTGAGCCAATCTAGGAAATGGAGGAGCAATAGAAGTTATTCCTCCTGCATCCTTAATTTCTTTGTTTCTCTCAATCTGAGCTATTATACTTTCAAAGTTCATCCTTATAAGATTTGATGACTATTATAGGCAGGTCCACTACCATTCTTCAACTCTTCACACCACTTAGCTAAGTCGCTTTGTTCCACTCCATCTATCTTCTTAGAGATAAAATAACCACACTCTCTGATAAACTTAATAGATCCTTGTCCTTTCAAGGTATCTATGTAAAGGTCAGTAGCTTTGGCTATCTCGTCTAAGGTATAGTCGTACTCTGTTAAGAATTTAATCAATCGCTTAACTACACTTACCTTGTCAGTAGTCTTTCCTGATACTCCTATGTTCTTAGCACTAAATTTAGCGATAAAGTCTGTTACCCAAGTAACAGGTATTTCAGGTTGTGGTGTTAGATTGTCAATTACTTTAATAGGATCAGAGTGTCTAGCAACTTTAAGTGCAGATATTACCTGACTTATGTCAAGTTCTTCTAGTGCTTTAGGTGTCCAACTAAAAGTAGTTCCATTATTCAGAAGTTTGTCTTCGTAAATCCACTTGTCTATCATTTTCTCTTTGACTGCTAGTTCCCATAGGACTTCGTAGAATGTTTTCTTCATTTTCTGTTGTGGTTAAAATTACGTTTATGCCTTTGAATAATTTCTCTTTATTAAACTTAGGCGGGTCTACAAAGATAAGGGATTCTTCAACTTTTTCCAAGTCTTCCATCCACATTTTTTTCATAAAAAGATAGTCTGGGGTTGATTCCAGACTATCTCCATAATGTTCTATGTCCATAATATTCTTTTGATTCTACTTATTTAATAGATGATTTACGATTAAAGGAAAAGCCTAAGCTAATCCCCTAATCTCTAAGAAATCCTTCTTACCAAGCCATACTTGGTGAAAGTCGTATTCATAGGACTCTACCATGTCTTTTGGTATGTTAAAAATACTCTCACAATCTGAACAGGAACTTTCAAGTAACAAGTCATTCGTGATTTGTATAGCATGTCCTAAACAAATAGGACACATACCTTTATCCATAAGAGATTCATCTACTGTTGTAGAGGATAGGTCTTTTACTTTAAAGTCTACTCCATCTGCACAGTAATAGTGAGAGAGGTGAGTAAGTTCTTTCCTATGTGCAGGTAAAGACATCTCAGGATAAACACTCATAACCCATTCATTGTACATTTCATAGGCTGCAAGGTCATCCATGTCATCTTCAACAGATTTAACGTCTTTAGAGGTCTTCCCATCAGCTTCCCAATAGAAAGGATCTTTTGTTTTATCTTCTATTTTTACAAAGTCTCCCTTAACCTGATCGTAGTAATAATCATCATAGACGTCCCACATGCTAATTTGCTTAGCACCTAAGCCTAGATGAGATTCACTACTATAGGACTTTTTACTAGAATGTTTAGGAATATCAAAAGAAGGAAGAGGAAATTCGAGTGGGAGGTTTCTTTCAGCCAACATTGTAAGCATCTCATAAGCAAAGCTAAAAGCATTAATCATTAGATTAACACTAGCTACCTCACTATCTCCATGCTCGTTAAAGTAACCACAAGATAAGTTGTGAGAAGAAACTTTAAGTCCCCTTCTACGAAGTCCACCTACGTCAGTAGCTGTACCTGAAGCAGGCTTATACCCGTATTTGTCCATCAAAGGTTCAATAAGAGTAAGATGCTCAGGATTCCACACTTGATATCCGTTGGTATACTGGATGAAGTCTGTTGTATAAGATCTACGATCTAGCTGAGTAACTACTAGAGAGTTGTCAAAGAAAGACATATCACAACAGTTAGTACCTACTAGACCTCTTTCCTCACCATAAGGCAAAAATACCTTACATACAGGCATCATCTTAAGCATCTGAATAGCAAAGCATACACCTACAGAGTCATCGAGACCTAAGCCACATTGTTCGCCTCTGAAGTCATCAAAGCCGAAAATCCACTTATCTGTCTTAAAGATACGCATGCCTACATGGTAGTCTTGAGCTGTGTCATAGTGAGCTACTACAGTAGGATAATACTCGGCTTCTCCTTTTGTGCAATAGATATTACCGCCTTTCTCTTCTACTGTTACTCCGTCTATCTGAGAAATAAGACTTATAAGCCAATTCTTTTTAAGTTTCTCCATCTCTGGCTGGTAGGTGGGGCTTTGTTGATACATAATATCAAACAGTAGATCAAAGTCTACAGGGAAATTTCCTTTTAATGTATCATCTAGTTCACCTAGTTCTTTGCTTTTATATTTATAAGTCATTTTTTGTTTTTTTAAATTAAGTGTTCTTCATTATTGTCTTCTACCATCGCTTCTACTTCTATTATTTCTTCTGATTCAGGTTGATTTTCGTTTACAAAAGAAAAATTCGAGTAATTAGTAGTACTAGTAATAGTATTTGTATTTAGTAGATAGGTTCCAATACCTAAATTTCCAATACCAACATTACTACTACTATGGATGTTAATAGTAGAATTAGTAGAATCAGTGGTAATACTACCTAAGGTAAAAGAATTTGCCCTAATCTGAGACAATCTTTCTTTGTTTCTTCTTTCTACTTCTTCGCTATCATAGAGATCTTCTGGCTTATTCTCATCATTTGGATGATAATATACATTGCCATCAGTTAGATAGTCATGTTCATCTAAGATAAAATAACCAAAGCCATTCTCAAATTGCCTAAGTTCAGGATCATCTTGGTGTGCCCATCTATCATCAATTAACCTAATACCTTCATTTGTTAAGATAGAATCATCTTGATAAGTGATAATTGTGTCATCTTCAATGGTATGATACTCTCCAGTTGACTCTGAGTAAATAGCACAATCTTCACATACTCTTAGATCACGATATTGACCTCTCTCAACGTAAATAGTATCATCATAATGTACAGTATTATCACAGCAACTACAGGTATAGTCACTATCCTCCTCTTCACCCTGACAATTATATTGATAGTAATCACCCCCAGTATTTCTAAACTCATAACGAAGACCATCTATACAACGATTGGTAAGTATTTTATTAGCTACGTCATAGTTACATAAACTATCTAAATAAGGGAACTTAGTTATTCCTTCTAAATCTATTTCCATAGAGTAGACTCTTCCTACAGAGAAAAGAGTAGAGTATCCTGCAGCTTCTAATGTGTTCTTGAGTAAGTTTTGTGTTTCGTTTGTTGTATAGTAAATACGGTCAAACATAAACTTACCTTCAATGTTCCACATAATAGAACGAGCAGCAATCTTACTACCTCTTTTAAGCACAGCCATCTTTACTTTGTCTGGAAACTTAGTATAGATGTCAAAGTAGTTTTGACATGATCTGTGACGCATACAAGAGCTTCCTAGAGTACCTGATTGAGCTGCATAGTTCTCAAAATGATAAGCATCTTTGATAGCATCTCCGTCAATAATAGCAAAATCATACAAAGGATTGCTTACAGTGATTAGAGTCGCATAAGCTTCTGCAAAAGCAGTAATGTCTCTATCGCTATAAGTATCTCCAAATAACCTACGAACTATCTTACCTACAGAAGTGTGGTATCTTTGTTTGTAGTTCCATACTTCTTTAACTTTAGTTTCAGTTTTATTAAAACTTACGCCTAATAGATTATATCCTCCAGTATCTTCGTATCCTGATTGATCTACATGAAAAGATGCACTAGATACTAACCTAGAGTTTCTAATCCTTAGAGGCCTTGAATCTTTTTCCAAGAAGGTATTTTTAAATTCAAAGTTAAAAACATGTTCATTCTGTATTCTTTGGCCATTTTCCCAAAGATAAGAAGTTACTGTAAATTCTTTGTTTTCAGGTACAAATCCCTTAATAGGAAAAACATCTCCTCCTAGGTGTCTAGCAGTTAAAACTAGTTTACTATCATAGTGACCATGATCAGGTTCATGACTTACGTAATTTCTTCTGTAGTGAAATACAGCTTCTGTTCCAGGCTTAATAATGTGTTGAATACCCACTTGACCATCTAAGCGATTCTTACGATCTTCATCTAAATAAGAAATTTTAGTATAGTCAGCTTGAGATAACCCTAGATAGTTACAATACTTGTTTAAAGTAGGTACGTGCGTTAAATTTATAATCTGCTGAGCAATTGCTTTTACCTGCTCAGGTACATTAGTACTAATAAGTTTAATTAATCTTTTCTTTAAGTCAGGGTGAATAACAAACTTATCCTGCCTTACTCTTCTTTTACGAAGAGATGCAGCAGATACATGAATAGTTTGCATTTCTTTGTTTGCAGTTTCCATAAACTCCGAGGAGAATGGATCATCAATAATTTGTTGGTTTGGCATATTTTGGTTTTAGTTTAGTTTAGTTTAAATGAAAAAAGCACCCCTAGAGGTGCTTTATGTTTAAGTTTAAGTTTAGTTTAAATGTTTTCTGGTGTTTCTTTGCTGTCGTGTTTGTAACAATGAACGAGTAATAAATTCTTTTCTCCTAGGGCTTTCTTGTGTGCTTTATCTCGTTCTTTTTCCGAGTAAAACTTGTAATCTTCGTTTTTGTGCATTGTCTTAACAATCAGATGAAATTCAATGACTGTACCTTCTTCACTTAGTGTGTACTCCATTCCACAAAGATACTCCATAGATGCATAAACATTGCTACTACTATGGACAAAAGGGAAATGGAGAGAAGAGAGTAGGCGAGGAACTGAGTGCTACTCATACAGTTAGTGTTGTTTATTTTAAATCTAATAAGTCTAAGTTTACACCTCATCGTTAGTGTGTTGTTTAACTTGTTTCCAGTATAACACAGCATTGTTAATAGACTTGTTATTTCCATCAAAGTACTTAGACATATCTTCGTACTCTAGTATAATCTTGTTTATCATAAGATTAGCAATCTTTCTGTACATTGCTCTGTCTACTTGAAATCCTAAACTTTTGATTTCAATCTCTAAGGCAAGGGCTTGAGTTTCTGGTGACATAACTCAAAGTTAAAGCTTTTCTGCTTTTTCGTCAAATCTATATTTCAACTCTTCTTTGAACACTTTCTTATAAAACTCAGAGAGTTGGGTTTGTGTTCTTAGAATAGCTTCTATATGATCTGAATCTAGGTCTTTGATTGGTTTATAGGTTAAAGGTTGTTTATTATCCCTACCTCTAGTACCCCAATGTAAAGCTGACCTTCTTGTAGTGTGAAAGCCATCGTCATAGACGCTTAGCTCTTCGTAAGTGCCTACATGCCTTCTTATATAGTCATTACCTCCATCTACCATAAGAACCTCTTTGGTTATAGCGTCTTTATGGGTTAGGTAGTCATGTCTATTGTAAGAAGTCAAAATAGTACCATCAGGAGTTTTAATCCTGTTTAACAATAATCTCGTTTCTGAAGTCATAAGTTAATATATAAGCTGGTTTAATTGTTGTGATGATGTTTCCATCAGTGTTGACTGTTTCATTCTTGCACTCAAAAGTTTTGAATTTATATCCTGCATTAATAAAAAAGTTTAACGAAGGTAGGTTATCTGCTTTAACTCTTGTAATTATAGTTACAAATTCTTTTGTCTCTTCATAAATAGATTTAGTAACATAATCTATGAGAAAACTTGCATAACCTTGTCTTTGATACTTCTCTGCTACATGAATAAAGTTAATACGATAGCATTCTTTCTTTTTTCTCATTAACATTACAGCTACTATATCATATCCATCTTGGATAGCATGCACGGATAAGTTGGGATCATTAAAGGATTTCTCTGTAAATACAACTTTAAAGTGGTTTGAGATAAACTCAAAGAACTCAGGTCGCTTATCGCAGTAGTAAGATATTTCTGTAAGCATAACGTGTGTCTGGTTTAGTTTTAGCTCTTTTATAGAGTATAGCAAATGCATAACGGCTAATACCTAGTTGTATTCCTGCTTTTTCATGGCTGTAGCCAAAGTCATCTTTTAGAATAAGAGCAGCATATTGTCTAGGAGTATAACCTTGTAAATCTAGTTTTAATTCTGTT